TTATTAGGAATTATCGCTATTCAAGCCATGATAGCGGGTATATCGGCGTTTGTGTCATTTTTAGCTGCGACTTGGCCATTGTTATTGATCATAGCAATCATTACGGCCGTGATTATGTGGGTAAATTCACTGGGAGTTTCTTTTGAAACTATTTTTGGGTTTATTGGATTCATGGTTGGTACTGTGGTAGCAGGAATTGCAAATACTTTTATTGATTTGTGGAATTTTATGGCTGACTTTGTAAATAGTTTTGCCCAGATTTTTAATAATCCGGTGAAGGGAATTATGGGATTATTTGTAAACCTGTTCACATTTATAACGAATGTGTTATCACGGGTGGCAACAGTTATTGATACCATATTAGGCAGTAATATATCAGACTCCATCGAAGGAGCTGGCAATTGGGTTCAAGAATGGTATGATAAGTCCTTTGGTCCTACGCAAGAGCATGTTAAAAAAATGGAACATGTAAATACGGATAAATGGGGTGCAAAAGGTGAAGAAATCGGAGGGAAGTTTGGTGCGTTCGTAGATAATCCAAGCTTACCTAAGTTGGGTGATATTGCCAATAACACGGCTAATATTGCCGCAAACACAAAGCCCGAAACCGGTATCAAAGACGAAAACTTGTCATATCTAAGGGATATCGCCGAGCGTGACGCTATAAACCGTTTTACAACTGCAGAAATTCACATCGAGCAGCACAACGAAAACCACATCAGTTCGGAAATGGATTTGGACGGCGTGATCGATTATCTTGCGGATGGAACCAGAGAAGCCATGGAGGAAAGTGCAGAGGGGGTACATTTATAATGGCATATACTTTTTATTTAAGCGATGTGATGTTACCTATTCCACCTGCCGAGCTTGAGCTTAAAATTAAGAATCACAACAATACCTTAACTTTGATTAATGAAAGAGAGATCAACATTCCCAAAAAAGCGGGTTTAACGGAAATTTCTTTTAAGGTTTTGATTCCGCAGATGAGGTATCCGTTTGCACAGTATGAAGATGGATTTAAAAGGGCATCTTTCTATCTCGACCACTTTGAAAAGTTAAAAACCAGCCAACTGCCATTTCAATTTATTGTCTCGAGGGCACTGCCAGGAAGTACGACAAAGGTAGATTTTAACAATAAGGATAAACCCTTTGTTATTAATGACAAATCATTATTTGGTACCAATATCAAGGTACTGATGGAAGATTACAAAATTGTGGAAAACGCCAGTAATGGATTTGATTTAGAAGTTGAAATCAACTTAAAGGAATATAGAGACTTTGGAACTAAGATTGTTAAAATCAATCCTGAGATAACCGAACTGTCGAAACCTACAGCGCAAGTTGAAAAGACCCGCTCGACAGAAACAGCACCTAGAGCAAAAACGCACATTGTTGTTAAAGGCGACAGCCTTTGGTCTATAGCTAAAAAATACTTAAACGACGGAAACCGATACCCGGAAATTTATTCGCTGAATCAGGCTGCTATTGATGGAAAAAATAAAGGAAAGGGTAACACGAAATATACGATTTATCCTGGGCAAATTTTAATGCTGCCTACGTAAGGGGTTGATATTTATTGAAATTTGAACTAACAATCCAAAATGGGAACGACATTTACATCCCTGTTGTTCCAGATGGGGTAACATGGACGACGATCCGTAAAGGCACCCCGGGAAAGCTGATCTTTACCGTAATAAAAGATGATGTTATCAAGTTTACAGAGGGGAATAAGGTTCGACTGACTATAAACGACGTAAATCTTTTTTTGGGGTATGTGTTTACGCAGAAGCGAGACAAAAAACAGCAAATCGAGGTTACAGCGTTTGATCAATTACGGTATTTGTGCAATAAAGACACTTATGTTTATCAAAACAAGACTGCAAGTGATGTTATAAAGATGATCGCATCTGACTTTAAGTTAATATTGGGAACCATCGATCAAACTGAATATAAGATCACTTCACGAACTGAAACTAATACCAGCCTGTTTGATATCATATATAACGCTATTGACTTAGAGCTTATGCACACACAAAAAAGGTTCGTGTTATTTGATGATTTTGGAAAGTTAACCTTGAAATCATTGGATAAAATGAAAGTTGATCTTTTAATTGATGAAGAAACAGGTGAAAATTTCGATTACACTTCTTCCATCGATGAAAAAACTTATAATACGATTAAACTCACTTCTGATCATGGTAAAACCCACAAGCGTGAAGTTAAATTTGCGAAGGATAAAAACAACAACATAGAAAATTGGGGCATACTCCAATATACTGATACTTTTCAAGACGGGGAAAACGGGCAAACAAAGGCGGATGTGCTTCTTTCACTGTATAACGTGAAAACAAGGAAGCTCAAGATCTCAAATGCACTCGGTGATATTCGCATTCGTGCAGGATGTATGATAGTCGTTAAATTAGCCTTGGGCGATGTTAATGTTAGTAATTTAATGGTGGTTGAACAATGCACTCATAAGTTTAAAGGGAGTGAACACTGGATGGATCTGACTTTGAGGGGTGGTGAATTCGTTGGCTGATTTTACTGGATTTGTGGAAATAATTAAACAAGCGGCTTTAGATGCTGTGAACGCTTCAAAACCAATGTCGGTGTTGTTTGGAAAAGTTGTTAGCGAAGACCCGCTTAAAATCGAAGTAGAGCAGAAGATGACTCTCGAGAGGCCGCAATTGATTCTTACACGTAATGTGACAGACTATAAAGTTGAAATGACGGTGGAGGAACATGAGACGGAAGATAAAGATCATAATCATAATATTATCTCGGCTGTCTGCCCAAACGGAAATGTTACTGTTGTATTAGAAGCAGCGATACACAGACACAAGTCAAAAGGTTTAAGGAAATTTACAGTACATAACGCCCTTAAAGCTGACGATATAGTGCTTTTGATCCAGGTACCGGGCGGACAACAATTCATTGTGATTGACAGATTGGAGGAGATTTCATGATTCCTGCAAACGGATTTTTGAATAATGATTTTGAAATCGTCGAACAGGGAAGCAAAACGTTTTATTTAGATATTGACCGAAATTTAATATACGGGTACACAGACGGTCAAGAAGCGATGAAGCAGGCGATTTACCTGATACTTTCTACTGAAAGATATCAATATGTTATATTTTCACGGAATTATGGAATTGAATTGTTTGATTTATTTGGTCGGCAAATGACGTATGTTCTGCCTGAACTGAAGCGCAGAATAACAGAAGCACTGCTTCAGGATACAAGGATAAAAAGCTTGGAAAATTTCGAGTTTAAAGTGAACAAGAACAAGATTTTTACAACCTTCACGGCGGTCACTATTTATGGCAGCATTTCTATTGAAAAGGTGGTGACGATTTGATGCTGTTTGAAAACATTACATATGAATCCATCCTTGACCATATGATAAGCAAGGTTGAAAAGGAGGCAAGGCAGCGAAGAATGAATATAGACACAAGGGAAGGTTCATTGATTAGAACGGCGTTGTCTCCCGTAGCTGCTGAAATGAAACAGATGTATATAGAACTTGATGAAATCCTTAATGAATCCTTCGCAGACACGGCTACAAGAGAGTTTTTAATTAAGCACTGTAAAGATAGATGGACCTCGGTTGAGGTTGAGGAGGAGATAAAAGCGAAAAAAGCTATCCGTCAAGGCGAATTTAATAAAGATGTTAAGATAGGTTCCAGGTTTTCCCTTAATCAATTGAATTATACGGTCATTGGTAAATTAAAAAGTATATTCGAACTGGAATGCGAAACGCCGGGAAGTGTTGGAAACTATGATAGCGGAAAATTAATTCCCTTCGATCATATTGATGGGTTAACAAAGGCGAATTTGACATATGTACTTGTTAACGGTGTTGATGAGGCGACAAAGGCGATCCGTCAAGGTGAATTTAATAAAGATGTTAAGATAGGTTCCAGGTTTTCCCTTAATCAATTGAATTATACAGTCATTGGTAAATTAGAAGGTATATTCGAACTGGAATGCGAAACACCGGGAAGTGTTGGAAACAATGATAGCGGAAAATTAATTCCATTAATTCCTTTCGATTATATTGAAGGGTTAACAAAGGCGAACTTGACATATATACGTAAAAACGGTGAAGAAGAAGAACCCACGGAACATCTGCGTCAACGTTATTTTGACAGCATAAATTCACAGGCTTTTGGTGGCAATATAGCCGATTATAAGGGAAAGGTGAATAAAATCCAAGGTGTTGGTGGCTGCAAGGTTTATCCTCCTGTATGGAAAGACGGCGGGACAGTGAAAGTTGTGATTATTGATTCTGATTTTCATAAACCTTACGATGATGTTGTTAACTCTGTTCAAAATCTTCTGGATCCAGTTTCTGATTTGGGTCAAGGGTTGGGTCTGGGGCTTGCGCCGATTGGACATGTTGTGAAAGTTGAAGCGGTAAATGAAACGGTAATTGATATAACAACTCAAATCACCTTTAAAGACAGTTTGAATTGGAACGATGCAATTACATATGTAAAAGAGGCCATTAAACAATATTTCGTAGAGCTCTCAAAGGATTGGGATAAGGTAAATTGGGAAAATGACCAAAACGCAACACTTATTGTGCGAATTTCTCAGATTGAAGCGAGGATTTTAAATGTGAATGGTGTCATTGATGTGCAAAATACATACTTAGAGCAGGTTACATACTTAAAGCAGGACACAAAATACGAAATCAAAAACAAAATCCTTGAACGAAACAGCATTCCAAAATTGGGGGAAATTTATAATGGTTCAGAATCTACCCTTTGAGAATAGGCCTTTAATAGAATATTTACCCAACGTATTGCGGGATGTTCAGGAGTTTAAAGTGTTGACCGATGTGGAAGAATACGAGATTACCAAGTTGTGGGAGTACCTTAAAAATGCGCTTGATGATCAATTCATTTTGAGCTTGACGGAATATGGATTAATGCGTTGGGAGAAGATTTTGAAAATCATCCCAAAATTTGGCTCTACAATGGAAGAACGTAGGACTATAATTTTAACCAGGCTTAAGGCACAATTTCCCTTTAGGTTACATGAAATGCTTAATGAGCTTTGCGGACCGGACAATTTCAAAATAGAACTGGATGCGAAACATTATACGATCCGGGTTCGGATGGAATTACGTGATGGTATCAAAGCGGATCCCGTTGCCCATTTGCTTAGACGTATTTGCCCAGCAAATTTGATTTGCGAAGTGACGCATGACACATTGGTTTCGGCATCGATACATTATATAGGTGCAATTTTAGAGTCGAAGAGTTATACCTTTAATGTTAAAAAAATATACCTTTAACAGTGGAATGAAAACTAAAACTTAGGAGGGATCAATTTGGCAATTTATAAAGATGTAGTGGTCACACAAGCGGGTATTCAGCTTTTACGTGATATTACTCTTACAAGAAGTAAACTAAACGCCGATGGTGCGGAGACAAGCGAAGATGGCTTTACAGATCCGGCTGCAACCGCTATTTCGAATGTTAAACAATATCTGGATTATAGTCTTTATTCATCGAAGGAAAAAAATCAAAATCAATTTGTTATAGAACCAAATCAATTTGTTTTAGAAGTTCAATTGACCAACGAAGGCTTGCTTACCAAGTACGACCTTAACACAATAGGGTTTTACGCAAATGATGGGATAAAGAAAGTACTTTTTGCCGTCATCTCAGCTATAGAGCCTGATACGATCCCGGCTGAGTCAAGCTATCCCGTTAGTTTAAATATTAGAGCAATTATAACCCTTGACAGTAAAGGAAACGTTCAAATAAATGCCAGCTATGCTGGAGTAGTAACGATGAGTCAACTGTTACCACATTTTGAGTATATAAACGCAAGAATTGGTGAAGGCGTAACAGAAACAGACACATTAACATTAAATCAAAAATTATCAAATATACTCGATTCCATCAGCACAATAAACAAGATTATTGCACAAGGCGCAATAAAGAGCATTCAGAGAGGCTATCAAAGTGGAACTGAATCAAAGAACATCACACGGGTAATAAATATTGATCCGGTAAAGTTATCAAAATCCATTTTAATAACTAATACGGCTTATTTTGATTCTACTGTCGGTAGCACGAGTACTGTCGGCACAAGTACAAGTACTGTCGGTAGCACAAGTACTGTCGGCACAAGTACTGTCGGTAGCACGAGTGTGAACCGTACAGGTGCAATAGAGTTGAAAAGTAATACTACAATAGTTCAATATCCATCAGCGAATACTGTTGATAACGTGACATATTATTTTGGCGGTTTTGGCTGGCAAGTAATTGAATTCTATTAACAGGTGAGTTTAAAGAAGTTCGAAACTAGAAGTCGTTGCGTTTAAAAATTTCTCTTTAAAGAAAGGAGTGAAACGAATGAGCGATATAAAAAAAGACCTTGAAGACCTGAATTTGAAAGCCGCTGCCATCAATCCAATCAAAGACTCTTCTAATTCCGAGATATACAATTTTCTAAGCAAGGTAAGTTCCAAAGAACTCAGAATTCTGCAAGAGTTCGTCAAGGAAGCTGGGCGACCCAATCCAGATGACGAAGGATGTCCAAGTTTTGTGTGTCCCGCTATGAAGCCTGGGTACCTAATTATCTGGACAGAATAGATCCCGTAGACCTCAAAGTTCTTATGAAGTACGGGCTCGTCAACGAATCCATGTTGTCAAAGACACAACTGGCTAAACTGAAGACCATTCGCGAGAAATAATGATGATTAACAAATCTCTCTGGTCCGATCACAATGACGAGACAAGTAGTGCTTACAGGAGCATAGCCACACTGAAAGCGAGGTACATCAATGCTTAGACTCAGCAGTTATACCATATTGTCAACCCGCCTGAAAAACGGCGGGTATGTTTTGCTCAACGGACTGTCTGGTGCTATGGATATTATCAGCGAGGATTTATATAATGTCCTGCACATACGGCAAGATAGCGAGGACCATCATCGGATTTTTTTCGACGATGGCTTTTTTCCCAGTGATCTGAAAGGGCAGTTTTTGGAGCGTGGGCATCTCAAGACAGTTTCCCACGAAACCGAAAGGGAACTTCTGAAGGAAGTTTCGAGAACTTGGCACGAGCGTAGCCATAAGTCTCCTAGCTTTACGATAGTTCCCGATACAGACTGCAATTACAGGTGCGTATACTGTTTCGAGAAACACTTGCAAAACAATGCTGGAGGATGCACCACAATGGGAATAGACAAGGTCGCATCCATTTACCACGCCATCGACGAGATCAGCGGTGGGAAAAATTTATATAACCAACGCATTACGCTTTACGGAGGTGAACCGCTCAACTTAAAGAACAAGGACATTGTGTTCAGCATTGTCAAAACTGGACAGGAAAGAGGCTTTCGCTTCTCTGCCATCACAAACGGTCACTGCCTGGATACATTCCTTCCACTTATGGGCAAAGGTGGGATAGAGGAAATCCAGGTGACTATGGATGGTTTCCGGCACATCCACAACAAAAGGCGTGTCACATTGGATAAATCCTCGTCTTACGATAACATCATAGCAAATCTGAGCAGGCTGGTAAAGGAAACGGACACGGAAATCCATGTTAGGATAAACGCAGACCAAGAAAATGCGAACAGTTTGGCGTTGCTTTTCGCCGATCTGGGAAACGAAGGGCTTTTAGATATACCTCAGATCGTTTTTTATGTGTCGCAAGTATTTGGACCGAATGCTGTGCTGTTTAGTAGTGCTTATGTTGAAGAGGCTCTCGAGAATCTCAAAGGCAGCTACCCGAACCTCCATGTCGGATCGTCCCAGCGTTACAGCGGAGATGCCATTCTGTACGACCTGCTGAGGAACGCTCCCTACCAATTAAAAAGTACATTTTGTGGCGCAGCATCAAATTCGTATATATTCCTTCCAGATGGCAGTATAGTAAGCTGCATGGAAGCTTTGGGAAAAGAATATAATGTCATCGGGAATTATTCAGAAAATAGGGTGACACTGGTTAATGAAGCATATGACATATGGATGAACAGATCGGCGGCCAATATCCCACAGTGCCTCGATTGCAGGTATTGCCTTGTATGTGCCGGAGGCTGTCCTCATGAAGCGATGAATCGCAGTGGAAACCTATACTCCCCTAACTGCGGCGATTTTCGTGAAACTTACCCGATCATCCTTGCAGATGCAGCAGAGCGATACTTAACAGCTAATCGTGTATAAAGGAATTGATATGTATTAATAGAGAGGAAGAAAAATCTTCACTTTAAAGAAAGGAATGAAACGAATGAGCGACATAGAAAAAGTCCCTGATGATAGGAAGAATGTTTGGGTATCTAGTGGAACAATAGCTCCCGTACCACATGTTTGGGTATCTAGTGGAACAACAATAGTGAATATAGAAAAATTACTCGATTATCGTATGGATTCACCCACTGTGGCTAATCCTGATGGAACATTCAGCACTTCATTTTCCGGCTCCACAGTCGTATCGGGACCCGGGGATACAGTCTTTGGAAATTATTCTCAAGCTCTCAGCCTTGGAAATAATGGAAACGCTATGTGCGTTATCTCCTCACTTGCAGTTGACACGAGCCAATTCTGCATTAACGTTGTTTTTAATGCGGTAGATACAGTAGAAGCCCGCCAAAATATTGTAGAATCAGATTTAATTCGTTTTCAAATTTATCTTTCAAAAGCCAGTTCAGCTGAAAATTTTAATTTGGAAACAATCATTAAACCTAAAAACCATGATTGGGGTGGATCAGATACCTTGTTTAAACAAGAGCTGTCTTTGAATAAGTGGTATGCTATATCTCTTGTTTACGATCTTGATACTCTTGCTTTGTTTATTGATAATAAATTGATTTCTCTGCATGCCTTTCCTGATGGTTTAATAGAAAAACAGACAGAAGGAAATTTGTATTTCGGATCAGATTGGGATGACAAAACAGATCATTTTAGTGGGCAATTAGCCGCTTTTCAATGGTATAATGGTATTCCTTCAGATCTGGCAAACTTGCTTAAAAATGAAAAAAGCTCCTCTGTAGAGTGGGATATTACATATAAATACGAAGAATGCAAGAAAATCAATTCGTTTGTGATAGGCGCAAGAACTCAGCCAATAACGGCTTTATCGGAAATAGGTGCTTACATTCAACATTATGAAAACTGTGCTATTATGTATCCCCCTCGCTTAGACTACCAAGTATATGGAACGTACATCAAAAATGGAATACTGCACTACGAAGCATTTGAAATGCACGGACCAATATACTTTAAATATAAGAGTTTGGCAAATCCTCAATTATTAGGCTACCTTACTTGTGATGAATCCAACACAATTAAGGTTAGAGGGAGAAAGAGTATGTTTTCAAAGGGGGGCATTTATTACTCTGATAATACAGGAGCACAGCTTGTTACTGATAAAATATATGCAGAATATGTAAATCTGGGAGAGCCTGAAGTCTTGGGATTACCAACTGCAGATCAAAAGGTAATTACCAATGGTCTTGAACAAGAGTTTCAAAATTGTAGATTTTACTATAAAAACGGAGATCCCAAAGCCTTTGAAGTGCATGGTTTGATTCTTGGTACGTATCTTGCTACTGGCGGAGTATCAAAATGGGGGTTCCCAACTGCAAATCAAAAGGTAATTACCAATGGTCTTGAACAAGAGTTTGAAAATTGCAGATTTTACTATAAAAACGGAAATCCCAAAGCCTTTGAAGTGCATGGCTTGATTCTTGACACGTATCTTGCTACTGGAGGAGTATCAAAATGGGGATTTCCAACTGCAGATCAAAAGGTAATTGCCAATGGGCTTGAACAAGAGTTTCAAAATTGCAGATTTTACTATAAAAACGGAGATCCCAAAGCCTTTGAAGTGAATGGTCGTATTCTTGACACGTATCTTGCTACTGGCGGAGTATCAAAATGGGGGTTCCCAACTACAGATCAAAAGGTAATTGCCAATGGGATTGAACAAGAATTTCAAAAATGCAGATTTTACTATAAAAACGGAGATTCCAAAGCCTTTAAAGTGCAAGACTGGATTCTTGCTAAGTATCTTGCTACTGGCGGAGTATCATCATGGGGGTTCCCAATTGAAGATCAAAATGCAATTAACCATGGGCTTGAACAAGAGTTTCAAAAATGCAGATTTTACTATAATATCGGATATCTCAATGCCTTTGAAGTGCATGGCTTGATTCTTGAAGCGTATCTTGCTACTGGCGGAGTATCAACATGGGGATTCCCAATTGAAGATCAAATGGTAATTGCCAATGGGTTTGATCAATGGTTTCAAAATTGCATGTTTTGCTATAAGAATGGAGATACCAAAGCCTTTGAAGTGCATGGATGTATTCTTGGTCCATATCTTGCTACTGGAGGAGTATCAAAATGGGGATTCCCAACTGCAAATCAAAAGGTAATTACCAATGGTCTTGAACAAGAGTTTCAAAATTGCAAATTTTACTATAAAAATGGAGATCCCAAAGCCTTTGAAGTGCATGGCGGTATTCTTGGCACATATCTTGCTACTGGCGGAGTATCAACATGGGGATTCCCTACTGCAGACCCATATGTAATTACCAATGGGATTGAACAAGTGTTTCAAAATTGCAGATTTTACTATAAAAACGGAGATCCCAAAGCCTTTGAAGTGCATGGAGGTATTCTTAGCACGTATCTTTCTACTGGAGGAGTATCAAAATGGGGATTCCCAACAGCAGATCAAAAGGTAATTACCAATGGGCTTGAACAAGAGTTTCAAAATTGCAAATTTTACTATAGAAACGGAGATCCCAAAGCCTTTGAAGTGCATGGCTTGATTCTTGGCACATATCTTGCTACTGGCGGAGTATCAAAATGGGGTTTCCCAACTACAGATCAAAAGATAATTGCCAATGGGTTTGAACAAGAGTTTCAAAATTGCAGATTTTACAATAAAAACGGAGATTCCAAAGCCTTTGAAGTGCATGGCGGTATACTTGCTAAGTATCTTGCTACTGGCGGAGTATCAACATGGGGGTTCCCAGTTTCAAATGAATCTGATGTTATGGTTGGAAATAACATAGTAGGTAAATATTCGGAATTCGAGAACTGTACAATTTATTGGAGCGAAAGTACTGGTGCTTTTGAAGTCAATGGTGATATAAGAGAAAGATATCGAGGAATCAGAGGACCGGCGAGTGATTTGGGGTTCCCTACCTCTGACGAAATAAACATTCCTAATTATTCGGGTCCAGGTCGAATGAACACTTTCCAGAAAGGAAGCATCTTGTGGTATGGAAACTACAATTCTATTGTCATAGCAAGACCTTTCAAGATTTTCATTGGCGTAATTGACACCATAGAGCAGGAAGGTACGTTTATGGGACAAAATGACCTGTACATTAAAACGCTACAACTAAGGCAAAATGGAACTCCGATTTTCACAAAGAAACTACCGGAGAATATGAAAAGCTGGGACAATAAAAATATTATCAATCTCAATTATACAATCCCTCAACTTATTACCCCAAACATAGCCACTATGAGAATCGAGCTGTTCATTGAAATTTGGGAAGATGACGATGGTTCGACAGGCGGGGA